ATCAACGCGAAAACAATAGAGATATTTTGTCATCTACTAATGGAGCAGTTATGAAGACTCTTATGTTATGGAGTCTTTGCGCTACATATGCTACCATTTCTTGGGATGATGTTATCATTGAAGGATCCCCGCAAAGAGTTCCCACACAGCGAAATTCTCTTAAGAGTAATTCATCCGCTGTAAAGATATCCTCAAGTAGATATGCTCTCCAATCTCCGAACGGAGGGTGTGTTATATACTCAATGATACAATTTTATGAGAATATTAGCACATCTGCATGGGCACGTGTCGAGCAAGCTAAAAATGATGGATATGCAGTGGAGCTCTCTTTCGTTCAAAAATGGTGTGAGAAGACTGGCGTCGCTTTATGGAACAAGGAGACTTTTGTAAAGAAAATATCTAACAAACGACCTATTCCAGACAACGGTGTGATTTGTTATGATGAGGATGGCGAGATTAGTGGACACGCATTTTGTATACCTCCTGTTCACTCTAATCTACTCCAGAGCGACTCGACTTTTCATTTTAAGCTAGGAGAGAGTTTCTTTTCTATCCCATCAACAGAAGGATTGAACAGAGCATGGATTAAAAAAGAAATCGAAATTAGCCAACGCGTGAAAGTCGATTCTGCGCCCAATAATCGATCTCTAAGCAGGAAATTCTGTAGCAAAGTCTTGAAAGATCTCAATATGATTCCATTATTGCTTAAAGATTTAGAGAAAAGCGTTCAGCCGATCACTTTCACTAACAGCCAGGCAGATAATGAATGGGCACAATGGATTTCTGTAACTAATATGTGCGTAAAAGATGTATACATGAGAAGACCTAGTAGAGCTGATTCATGGTGGTCATTATTGATGTTAGTCTCTCATACTCCAAAATATAGAGATCAATTATGGGCCAGCGAAGAAGTGATGGGCAAAAGAAGAATCCCAATGCTGTTAGGCGGTAAATCAGTTTATGAAATGAAACTCGAAGCCACTCTGAGACCATATGAACTATCTAGCCAGAATATGCCACAAGCACTTATGACTGCAATGAATCAGGCACCTCGAACAGCTGTCCCAAACTATGAAAAAGATAATAATCAAGGTCATATAGTTTGCAGATCAAAAAGATTCCAAAAGGATCTTAGAATCAAAGCGGAGAAAGATTCAGATTATATCATCACATGGAGTTGCTTCAAACCTATATTGAAAGGAGTATTAGATGTTGATTCAGAACACTTCCTTGATTTCTACGGTCTACCAAAACCGGAACATGGATCTTCAACATCCGAAGCACACAGCCTTCTTCGATATATTGTGAGTATAAATCAATGTGAGCTACTCAATAGATTGATCAACAGCGTCCACCAACACAGAATATATAGTGACGAGGATTTCGTATTATGCGATATCGGAGCAAAATTTAAATCTATGTATTCCCTACTAGTCTCTTACGCTAATATGTGCATTCTTGATGTCAATGATGCTTATTCCTTGTGCAGACAAAAGAATTGGAATGCTCTAGATCAGTGCATGATTAATGCTGGATGGACAATAAGAGCAAGAAATATCATGAGAGATGGTAGATGGGTAGATTTAGGAGAGGGAATTTATGTCTGCAAATCCTGTGGTGTTCACCTAGATGATCAATCATCCTGTCCTATATGTTCAAGAAGATTGGTGATTCAATGGACTGAAGGAGATGATGTAACGCTTCGCGAAAGGACTATGATTAGATATATCGCTATCAGGCCCAATGAATCTATTTATGATCAAGTCTACTGGGCAGAAAATAAGATGAACACTCTATATGCTCATACTAATTATGCAAGAGATAATCTCCATGTGCAACTCTCAAAGCCTGTACTGAATAAATGTTATTTGCGAAAAGACGATGCTTTCCAAGATGTACATGCTGTATATGTTAATGATGCTCACTACTATCTAAGCGGTTTCAATTTCTCTAAAATCTTTGAGAATGCGATGATGTATATCGCTGGTGCAGATTTCCATCCTATTCCAGGAACATATAGACTACCGAAAGGATGCGGATGGTACACAGTGAATCAAGGTATGGTAACAATGAACACTAATGGAAGTGGCGATGTATATCAACATCCTCTCGTTTACTGCTCAGCATATAATAAAAGATATACTTTTGGGTGGTATACGCCTTTCTGGACTGTCGTACCGAGCAGTAGGTTTGAAATTTTGCAAGCATGGACTCCACCAAACTTTGGCCCTATGGCAGATAGATTTTGTCTCCAAGATTACTGGCTATCTTGCCGATGGAGCAGAAACGAGATAGGCTCAGGTGTATCGCAATATTATAGTGCCAATGCAAATCCTTTGAGCAATTTTGGAGAATGGTTACAGAGAGAGATTAAGGTGCTAGACACCACCACCTTAGAGCTATACGGAGTTAAGATTGAAGTAGACACCTTCGTATCTTGGTTGAGCTGGCAAGGATGTAGCTTTAAAAGTAGAATTGTGATAGCCAAAGCTAATAATCGATGGTGGAATGGATGCGGATTAATTAATGATGATTCAGTTTCCTATAACGTTGAGGGTTACAAAACTCAGATGCTAAAAGAGGATATATGTGAATACACGTCTAAAAAGAATGAGACAAATGAATCATATATATATAATGTCAAGGAAGGCATGGTTCGTCAGAGATTGTTGAACGGAAAACAAACTCCCATTTTCACATTAGCTCAAGACACAGGATTGCCTAAGATTAATGTGAATTTCTTTGAGGAAGATGTAGTTATTGGTCAAGCTGAATACACCGATGACTATAAGATCACTTGGATGAAGGACACAAAAATTAAAGCTCCTCAACATCACACAAGGAAAGAGATCAATGCAAGAATCAATGATACCTTAGTTTCAAAAGATTATCTCTATGTTAAACCTCTCGATGCAGAATTAAATGTCCCATCATCTATTACTGAATCGCATAGAGAGAGATGGGCTGAAGATGCACAAAAAGCTCTCAATATAGCTCAGAAGATGGAGAGTAGAGGGAAATTCCCAAACTTGAAAAATCAATTGATGAAGGATGCATCTGCTAAACTCTTATATACAGGATTGAAGAGTACTAATAAAGGAGTAAATATGAAAGATTTCGAGTGGAATTCTAAATCTCAGCATAATGCGCTGTATGCACTTCTTTTCAGACATTGTCTCCCGAACATCACATTTGATTCTGATGTATTAAAAGATTTCTCTGCTTTCTCAAAATCCAAAATAGATTCATGGTGGGATAACATAGAAAAAGGATTCATCGATGATTGGAGCAAGACCTCATGGGATCCTATGTCTTGGGTTACCAAAAAATCAGATTGGGGCAAAGGGAAACAAGTCAAATATTTAGAAACTATGAGAAAACACATGAAAAAGCTCAGTTTTGGGAAGATTTGCATGATTAATCCATTTACGAGTATGGTAAAAGAAGGCGAAGTGAATTATTCTGATACACTAGAAACCAAAGGTCTATTATTAGCGAATCAATCTAGTAGACCTCGTAACATTTTTGTGCCACCTCCGAGTAATTGCACATTTTTAGTATACATGCAATCCTTAATGTGGAATTCTCTAAAGAATAATATCCCAGGGTTCATCCAAGGCTATTCTAAGAAGGATTATGAAGACTGGATCAAGAATCGAATCAAGGATATCTATTGGGCAATCTCAATAGACGGATCAGCTTTCGATGCAACACAATTCGCCGAACTCATGGATTGTTGTGAGAATTATTTGTTCTCGAGGATACAGAAATCCTCTAAATTATATAATAGTTGGGTTTCAATGGTTAAAAGAAGCCAAAAAGAGCGCGTTCCTGTTTCATCCATGAAGAATCTCTGGGACAGCATGTGGGAAAGTGCTCGTCTCAACGATACATGGGTTTTCACTCGCCTCCCGTCTTTCTGTTCTAAGACCACTCCTTGGACTAAGGATCAGATGAAAGCATGGAATGCATCTCAAATACGCAGTTCTATCAAGAAGACTGCACACAGAGAATTGTCAATGCCATGGCTATATTGGCTGGCCACTCCACTGACTGGGACAACTTTCTCGGGGCATAGCACGAAAACAACTCTAGGGAATACTCTTCGATCGATTTTATATGCAGAGTATTACGTATATAAATCTGGAGTTGTTAGAGATCCATCAAACCCCATACATATTTGGGCCAGCGGTGATGATGTGAATATTTTCATGCCCAAAAAAATTGATGGCTTAATGATTAAAGAGAGCATTCACAACTTGACTCATAGTAAAAAACAAGTTAAGGAAGGTAGATGCAGAGGACTAGGTCAATGTGTTCCAGATGTTCTTCTAACTCGATGGGACAAAATTGATTTTTGTTCAAAAATGTTCCTCTGTAGAGATCATAAAATCGAAGATCTCCATATGTATAGAGATGTTAAGAAAGTAATTTTCTCAAGGACTAGTTATACTGGAAAGAATACAGAGATATTGTGTCATCCATGGATACATAGTACAGCCATATATGAAGGCTTTAAGACTGAGAAAGTCTCTGTGTTATTAGAGAAAATATTAGAGAGAAGGAACGACTTAATATATAATAAATACTCTGATCAGTCATGGAATGATCGCACCTTCTCTTCAGATGTATTAGAGATAGCATCTGATAGATATAAATGGGCATTGACCGATCATACCCAGGGATATGCTCACGAATTTATGATCAACAATCATCTTGGTATTGGGTGGACAAATTATTATAGTCTACTCAGAAGTGATGAGATCAATTGTCACACCCACTAATCGGTAGATGACAATTATATACATTAATAAAATATAACAACAATTCATATTAATAGTAGTATACTCTCATAAATTCAACCTATCACGGACTCAACATTGTATATAATATGTTGAAAGATACAAAACTGAAAGCTAAAGGAAACAAGAAGAATAATTATGTACCGAAGACTGCAGGACAAGCACTTCAAAGAAGCAGAAAAAAGAACAAAACTATACCTCGTAACGATCACAGGAACAGAAATGAAAATCGACAAACTGAACTCCGTTACATTGACTCGATGTCCAACAATAGTGGCATGTACAACACGACACTCAGAAAATATGGTAGACACGGCTTTGATTCATCAGATTTACCAGGAGATTTTGCTTCAGCCGAAAGATCAATGAATATAGCACGATTGCATCCAGGATATCCTAGCGAATTTGCTGATCATTCATCAGGTTTATCATGGCCTTCAACGGTCGTATCGGGAGCAGGCAGTCTTGATGCAACCTATGTCACAGGGACAAAGTACGTTGTTGGTTTCTTCTGTCTAGCGAGGTTTTGGAACGGTTTTAGCACTGGAGGAATGATTGGAGCCTCGAACTCAACTGGTGTAAGTTCTACCATTGACACAGGATCATGGGGAACTACTGGCTCAGCTTCAAATATTATGTGGAAGGCGTTTGGCTCAGATGACATATATGGTGGCTCTTTCTCGGAGTTATCACAGTCTCCTAGTGGAAGTGGTTTTTGGGCAATGAAGTATAAATTTACTTTTGATTGTCCCGATGCAAATAAAGGATCCCCAGTCTATGTAGGATCAATTCCGTATGGTGCAGGTGTCACTATTCATCAGTTGATTTCAGCTGCAGAATATGAGACTACTACATCTAACGATTGGGTTCTCAAGGACTTTATAGGGACCACTGAAAGAGCTCAATCTGGATCCGACAAAACAGCTGTGATGCACGCATTGGCTAGAGAACGCATCGTGTACTTTGTAATAGCATCTCCTCAACAGAATATTGGAGCAGTTACTCAAGAACCGAGCATTAGTTATTCATGGATAGGAAATGCTACATGGATGCCCGATTACACAAACACTGTTACACAAGGAATATCAGCAAAAGCTACAAGCGAGACATCGAATGCTAAAGCTGACAGTAGTTGGATAACAGACATAATAGACGAAGCCGGAAATGTATGGGGTGCTGGAAGCAAGATAGTATCATCGATCATGTCAAGCCCTATTACTGGTTTCATTAAGAGTCTGCCGTTATGGTCGACTAAGGATAGTTCCATTGTAGCCAGAAATCATGTACTTGGACGGAAAAATTCCGGTTTTACAAGTTCTTTTCAAAGTAGCGGTCAATTTCATTTGTCAGATGATTTAATTGATTCATATGTATCTAAAGATGAAATGATTAGATTCCTCACGAAATTTTTAGTCTATGCTGGTTCTTTACCAGGATATAATATCGATGATTACATTAGTCAGACTAAACAAATATTGAATAGATTAAATGCATATGATAACGTGTTATCTGTATCCAAATATAAGTACCCAAATGACATTGATTATATTTATGATTGGATCAGATCTAACGACATTGAAATACCTATGACGCCCGGAGATGAAGACATGGTTATAGAAAAGTTCGCAGAACGATTGAATTTGATGGTAGTGTCAGATACGACAAGATCTTATATGTTGTCGGATGTTAAGTTAAAATCCTATGACGTATCATGGGAAGACGTCAATAATATCACTGAAGGATTTGTTATACAGTAATTATATATTAATATAGTAGAT